CAGGGAAAGATAAGTATTTTATTTCTCCACTAAAGTTTACAGCAGATGCACTTTGAGTTACACAGTTCTTAAGTGAGGGCAGGTTTACAGATATATCTACAGGCTTTTCAAGTACACTCAACCTCTCATTAGAGAAGCAGAATAAATTAGTAATTCGATTTGGCATAACTAATTCATCTACTAGGTTGTTTACATAAAACCTTTCCATGATAGTATATTGTTCACCGCCATGTAACCTAACTTTCAAAGTTACATAGCGGTCACCTGATCCCAAAGCTGTAATGGTATCATTGTTTAAGTTGTATACAGTCACTTTAGCTTTGTTGAAATTAGGTATCATTCTAATATCAAAGTCAACTCTTAGCTCACTTGTTTCTAGAATAGTACTCCCATCTTCAAGGCTGTCATAAACTTCTAATACAACCTCTTGCTTTAGTGGCATCAGTTGTATACCTCCATATCAGAATAATCTTCACCGTTAGCAGTAATATTAGTCTTAACACCATCAGGAGTTACTGAAACATTAACATCAATATCGTTAACATTGTTCACTTTAGTACCTCCTCTTGAGATAGTAGGTTTATCTACAATATCTTTTGTAGGAATATCATCTGCATCAGAGGTATCCCACCAACCAGCCATTTCACCAATCTCATTACCAACACCAGCTACAGCTCCCACTACAGCACCAGCAGGGCCAAATGCCGCACCTGCTGCTGTAAATTCAGCTATGTCTAATAATGAATCAGCTACACCACCATCATCTTCTACACCTAAAGCTAAACGACCAACACCAGATACGGCTGCTAATGGAGTTCCAGCTTTGGCTACTTTAGATGCAGCAGCTCCAATTCCACTCAAACTAGATTTAGCTAAGTTAGATATGTTACCTTTAGTGGCACTATTTGTCTGTGTAGATTTGACAGCATTCCTTGCAGCATTTACAGTACTTACTTTACCAATTGCACCAGCTAAGCCACCAGCTACTATTCCAGCTCCTACTACAGCTCCACCTACAGAACCAGTAAAGTTAACTGCCGATTCTGATACAGTTTGTATAGTATTAGTAACATTTGTAAATACTTCATTAAAGCCTCTTGCCCCATCCTCATTGAGAATACCAGCATCAAGTATTTCAGCACCTGTGGCAGTAGATGTAGCAAGTTGTTCCATCCCAAATACACCAGCAATCTGTCGTGCTTGTTCAGGGCTTTCTGCTTGGCTTATTAGATCTTTAACGAATGCTATAATTTCAGGAGAAGACTTACCTTGCATATCTTTCATGCTAGGCATCTTACCAAAGCTTTTGCTTAATCCTGCACCTTCCCAAGCTTTAGTTAAGTTAGTTAAAGCTCCACCAGCTTGAGTTACATCATTAAATCTAGCTTGTAAATTACCTGCTGCTGCTATTGTAGTACGAGCACCTTGCAGTGTTGCACCTGATTCAGTCATTGCAAACTCAATACCACGAGCTTGTTCTGCTGACATACCAGACATAGCTGCTGCACGTACAGTATCCATACTAGATTCATTTGCACCTAATGCAAAATTAGATAGATTCTTTACTGCATCTTTAACAGATTGTGTAAATTGTTTGGAAGCCTTTGAAGCCTCTTCATCTGCTTTGGCTCTTTCCTTAGCAGCCTTTGCAACTTCAGCATCTGCTTTAGCTTTCTCTTTATCTTGGAGTGCAGACGCATCAAACTTCTCCATATCTTCTACAGAGTTAAATCCTCTGTTTAGTGCATCCTTTCTACCTTTCTGTTCTAGGCTTCTAAAGTAAGGTGCAGGGTCAGAACTTTCACCACTGACTCCTGTAGACTTGTTAATTGCATCAACTAAAGAAAACGATTTGATTTCTTCTACTTCTTTACTTAAGTCTACTGAAGAGGTTTGGCCTGTAGCATCACCTTTACCTGATCTTTGTGCAGCGGTTTGTACCTCTTCCATCAATTTAACCTCTAGCTGTTTAACACTCTTAGCAGTAGTTAGACCTCCTGCTATATCTTGTGCTGCGTCAATACGTTCTTTGAGTTTCTTTTGAAACTTAGGATCGGCTTTGATAACTTTGTGTACTGTTTCATCAGTGTAACGATTCATAGCAAAGAAGTGGGTTTGCTCTTCGCCAGTAACCATCATCTGCATTTGCATTTGAGCTTCATACTTTTCTATGTTATCAAACTTAGTCAAGTATTTCATTTCTAGCAAACCAGCACTTTCACCTTCTGCATCAAACAACCTGCCATCAGGAGATACACCCATGCCACCGTACTCATCTTTAGTGATAAGTCCTACCTCTTTATGAGATAGTGGTGTACCTTCAGACTTCATCTTGTTTAAGAAAGCTGCAAGTACTTTAGGTTCTGCTCTAGAACCCATTGCAGAGTAGTCGTTACCTATAAACTCTTTGTCTACACCAAGTTTTCTTTTAGATAGATCTAAAGCCAATTGTTCTGAAGTTAGTTGCTTACCATCTTTATCTATAAGTGTAGATGCTGTTATCAAACCTTTACGAGCTGCATACCATTCAGGAGTTCTTTGTTCAATACCTTCATCTATGTAAGATTCTCTAGATCTTACAAATCTTTCCATATCTGGTATTACTGGCCCTGTAGCATCTTCATCAAATATAAACTCTCCATCTACGTACTCTGCACCTCGGCTTAATTGCCATTTGACGTACTCAGAACTTATGTTTTCTTCGTCAAAGTTTACATTAGTACTTCTTAAATAGTTTTTAAGTTCTGGATTATCTTTGTACAGATTAGAGAATACGTCTACTTCAGATAACTCCTTTTCACCATATTGACCGCCTTTCTCAGTTCCAGTAGACCTGTGTGCAGTTAGTCTACCTTGAGAATCTTCAGAGTATGTTAGGTCAGATTTACCTTTATCTATTAGGTTAGCATTCATATCTAAACCTAAAGTATTAGCTATATCCCTAGCTTCGTACTCTAAAGCCTGATCGCCATAGGGCCTATCCCAACCAGAAGTATTTGCTTGTCCTGCACTTTCATCTCGTAGTGTAGGGAAAGCCTCTCTTAAAGTCTTTCTAGCTATATGCAGTTTATCTACTAACTGTTGATGCTTGTAGTCTCTAGCTCTTTTGGCTTCTTCAGATGTAGCCTTGCCATATAATGAAGTTTTAATGTCAGGCTTATTTTGGAACCACTCTTTAGTTCCATATACCCAACCTCTCTTTTCAGCTTCAATCTCAAACCCTACCCTATCAAAACTAGTACCTAAGTAACCCTCATAGGATAAGGTAGGTTTAAGTCCTAGCACTGGTAGTTCATTTGGCAAAGGTAAGATGCTTTTAGCACCTTCACTAAATGTGCCTGAAAGTAGTCTGTTAGTAAGAGATTCTTTTACAGCTTTTCTTCGTTGACCTTCTACACTAGACCCTACAGTTTTGGGGTGTATAAAAAGTTCTGAAGCTTCTTCTATAATACTAAAAGCTTCCCTTAAGCTATCTTCATTTTGTACTTTCTTTTCTTCTGTGTATGCAAATCCAGCTAGGTTAGCTCCAACACCTTTATCTAGGTAAGCTCCTGCTGTATCTTTAATCATACCTAATGCTGTAGATATATCTTGCTCACTTCTATGTGATCTGCTTCCAGTCACTGACCCACTTATAGGATCTATTGTGTGAACTTCTGAAGGTAACTCTGAACCATCTACTTTTAGTTGTTTAGCAAAGCTAGTAGGGCTTCCACCTATAATACTGGCAAATTCTTCTCTAGCAACCATAGCATCTAAAGAACTTAAGCTAAAGTCATTACCTTCTAAAAACTCTTTAGCTACACTTCTTACCCCAGCGCTCATATGAGAAAATCGACCGAGCTGCAAATCCGCAGCGGTCATTTTACCCATTCTTTCGTCAGGTGAGTTGCCTGTAAGTTCTAGAGCATCTAAAGCCCTTTCGTGCTCTCTTATCTCTTTGTTTGCAATTCTGGATTCTTTACTAGCACTGATCCACTCTCTAGTGTTGTCAGCTTTCAATCCAGTAACATCATCACGGCCATCTATATACTGACCGTACTCATTAAGTAAACCTTCTAAACTATCAGGAGGAAGATCTGACTCTCCATCAGAAATTTGGTATCCGTCATTAAACTCTTCTTCATTCTGATAGTCTTCATTCCAATCATCATCCCAATTATCCATTGGTAACCTCTTAAGTATTAAACAAACTTGGTTGTTCTATTGGTGTAGATAAGTGATTCTTAATCTCAATTATTTGGTGCATCATTTCTATATCATACAATGTGTAAGTGCAATCTTTAAGCTCTTTTAATGTACACATTGGAGGATTTACTAACAAGGGTTTCATTAGGTAGCCGTTTAATTCTGGATAGATTTGATTATAATCTACTGGAAGTAAAGCTTCCTCACCTGACCTTATTTGTCTTGGGAGTGATCCTTTGCTAAACCTGATACGAAAAAATCTGAGTACTGGCTGTGTAATACATTTACAAACAACTCAACAACAACAGACATTCCTAAATTGTCAAAGTCTGAGACATTAATTTTACTACCATCTACACGACATTGTTGTACAAAGTGGAACACTAATTTTGTAGCTAACTCTGGATCTTCTGCTTCCATAATAGCTAACATAGCTACTGGAATACTTTTATCTGTAGAGATAGCAATTACCTTATCTTGTCCAAGTACTTTACATACTTTAGTAAGGTTTTCAAACTGTACATTAGCTGGCCAGTTTGGAATATAAATTTCTCGCCCATCTTCAATAGTGGCGTTATAACCTTCTGTCATTTTAAATCCTAATTCTCAAAGAGAACGATAGCGTACATCGACCAGTATCCACCAATCCGCGCAGAGGCTATCGTCATATTACTTAACCTAGATCTTGAAGATCACCGCCATGTTCACGCTTGAACACGACTTCTTCAAATGTAAGAACCCATGTAACAGTGTTCATAGTTTGTCCACGACTTAGAGAAGGCATGGCTAAGATTACACCGTTGTTTAAGATTACTTCATCTTTACCCATATTGTCCACAAGCTTAGCCTGAATAGGCTGAACCAACTGACCATCTTGATCAGCTAGAGACTGGAAGTTATTAGCCCAATCTTGTAAGTACTTGTTTTCTTTAGAGTTCATCAGTAGTGGGAACGTCAAGTCACCAGCTCTGATTCGTTGCATGTTTACAACCATATCACCATACGCACCAAAAGTGGTAGTAGCAATAGGTGCTCTACGCATGATGTTGATTAGGTTTTCACCTGTAGCAAAGCCTTCTACTTTAAACTGGGAAGGGTTTGAGTTACCTTCAAAGTCACACTCTAGCAAAAGGTCTACATTAGCAAAACTATATTGATACATTATTTATTCCTTATTCGGAGAATTCGCCAGAGATAACAACTTCATGTAATGCACCAGCACCAACAACTTTAAATGAAAGTCCTTGATAGATACGATTACCTTTATCACCTACAGATACATCAGCTAGAGGAACAGACTCTACAATGAAACCTTCTGGTAAGTAGTTACCATTTGGAAGGAAACCAGCACCAGCTAGACCGTTACGCACTGCTGCCCGTAGACTACGTTCTACTGTAGCTACTAGAGTGTTAAGTCCTGCTTGAGTGTAAGGAATCTTAGTGTTGTTAACATACAGTAAGTTAAACACATCAGTTTCGATACGGTTCTCTAGCCATAGAATACCGTGAGTAGTATCAAGCCATGAGCCAGAAGCCATTCGTGAATCAGTATAAGCATTTACAGTTTTACCAACTTGCACTACAGCAGAAGCATAGTTTTCACGTAGCTTAGCGAACTCAGCAGGAGATAGGTTTTCTGCTGCTACAGTAGGCATCTGTTTTAGGTTAAGTGTGATTGTACTGTTAATAGATTCAAAGTTAACAGAAGCAGCACGACCAAATACAGAAGCAGATGGGTATGCACTAGTATCACGAGAGAAAGTGGTAAGAGTAAACCGTAAAGTACGAGACTTAACTGCGGCTGCAACGTGACCTGTAGTAGCTGTCAGAGTAGACAAAGCATTAGTTGTGTTACAGAAGATCTTCTTAGCGCCTTCTGCCCATACAGCAATATCTTCAGCAGAGTTGCCAGAGTCAAGTAAACCAGTTGTATAATCACGATAAGACTTATCAGTAACTAAGCCAACAAACTCAATACCTTTAGTTACAGATGCTGCAAGTGAGTCTACTGCTGTTTCTGCATCAAGACCGTCTGAGACTTGAGCGAATGCTGCTGTAAGACCTAAGTTATTAGCTGCATCTGAATCTGAAGCTACAGTAATTGTACTTGCTGCACCTGTAGTGCCAGATTTGATAACAAATCGTGAGCCATCGTGTGTACAAGTTACAGTAGCACCACCAGCTTCAAGTTGAATAGCAGTTTCAATTTCTGAAGCAATGTCTGCATAAGTTGTGGCAGCAGATACATCTAAGTCAGTGATTGAGATAGTTGTACCATCTACTGTAAATTCTAAAGCACCTGTGCCATTCCAAGCTGCTGCAATAAGGTTTGCTTCAGTTAAAGAAGATCCACCAACTAGTGAAGCTGCTTGAGCTACATCATAGTTCATTAGTACTGTGAAGTCTCGTGGTGTAGGAGTTTGAGCATAGAAAGCTGTAGCAGCCTTATAGACTTCAGAACTTGTTCCCCAATCGCCACCGACTGTAGCTAAGCTTGTGTACGGTCTAGCACGTTCAGCGGGTGAAATTGCTGAGCCAATTAGACTGTCAGAGCTTTTAGCGAGAAAGCCAAGAATACCAAAGTTGCCACCAGATACGCCTGTAGGCGATACGCTAATGGAAACGTCAGCAAATTCAGTGATTTCAATCGACATGATTTTTCCTTTAATTGTTTATGTTTATGTTGAGGTCGTGTAAGAAGTTACCTTCTACAAATTGTCCACTAATGACAACCTGTGTAATATTATCTACAACTTCCTCAAAAGTTCTTGTGGCATATAATTCGACTGAGAAGCCTTGCCTCATTTCCCACTCTTTTTCTAATTTAGCAGACTCGTTTGATATAGGTGTACATCTAATAAATCCGTAACCTGTAGTAATCATAAGCTGCTTCATAACTTCAGTAGTCCATCCATGAAGCACTTTACTTGAAGCTATTCCATCTGTATCTACTACACCTATTCTAAACCTAAGTTTTACAGGGCTGAATATTCTTCGGGTAGTGGTAAGATCATCTTGAGTTACAGTTGCAGTGCTTGGTATACCTACAGGATATTCTTCTAGCAATCTTATGTGGGCAAAGTCACCTGATGGCTTAGGTGCATTATTCTGTTGTGCAGGATAAGAAAACTGAGGTATGCCAACCATAGTATCTACGAAGAGTTGCATAACTTGCAAGTCTTGCCTTTGTATACTTTTAGCGGTCATTAGTCTTCCTTCTTCTCTAGAATAAAGCTATTAAATCCATAAGTATTTTCTTCTGATTGCTGCAATGTTCTATAGGTTTTATTTCTGTACTTTACAATGTCACCTATCTCAATATCTACAGTATCTTTGACGTACAAAGTTTTATAGTCAGAATACCTAAACCCTCCGTCTTCAGCATTTAATCCTATGCCTTTATCGAATTGAGAGAATTTGTTACCTGAAGTTATTACACCAAAGAAACTACTTTCTACAACTA